GTTGATGGGGTCGGGTGTTAGTTTTTTGCTAGCATTTTTTACAATATCGGACCCTGAACCCAGGTCCGATAGCAGTATTATGCGTCTGCTTACGTATAGTACTGCTAAACTTTTCTCGTCTAGATACAGTGAGAAGCAGCTTGCTGTAAACATGCTTTGCATGTAGGATGGCAAACCTCTTTTGCCATAATGTAATTGACTAACCAAAATTACTTTATTATTTGTGGTTGTTTAGCTATTGTCTTGGTTAGAATACAATAGCTCTAACAGCAGATGGGTTTATGCTGTTAGTATTTTAAGCCCACACTTTTATTTAGCTAAATTGAGTAAAAGTGTAGTTTAAATTTGATAAATTCAGTCTTATTTAGCAAGTTCTGAATTACATTGCGTTGGGCAATGTGTACGCTTGATAAGCGTATAATGAAATATATTCGAATTGGCTTTCTTAATACCCATTGCCAACCGTAGGCTGTCTTTAGTAGAAAGCAGCCGTAGGTATTCTTATACTTATTTTAATTTAATATTTTAGATGGGAACTTAGGTTCACATCGAGTTCGGACGATCGGTCCTTATGCAACGTATGTGTTCGCGAGGTAAGTGTGTGTAATTTTTAATCAGTTGGAATAGTATGTATATGCTATGATATTAAACTAATATGTTAATAGGTAATTTGTAAGTCTATTAAAGGTATAATTACAAAGTTAATAATTGGTGACTTAATATTATAGTAGTTGGAGCATTTCTACCCAGTGTTGCATTTACACACACAGAGGCCTACATATATTAGTGTCTGGTCCAACAAGTTGTAAGCACGTGAGTGCTTACTTCTTGTCCAAATTTTGTTTGGACAAGTTGTAAGCAATATGAAAGATATAAATTGGTATCAACGATCATCAGGAAACCCTCGCAGGTTTGATGATGATTATTTGATATTTCAAGATTATAACAATGAAGGTTATGGCAAATTTTCATTGTTTGTTGATGACTATGGATATGATGAAATTGTTTGTGATAAAGTTTCCGTTTACGAAAGTAATAACTTTTCGTTGTTTTTTTGTAATGAGACTACTCACAATTGTGACACTATAATCCCTAAGACTATTGTTGATGCAGTAATGCATTTCAGTAGTAAGAGATATAGTGTAAATAATCAGCTCGCTGCTGATTTGTTGTTTATGTATGATTCTGTCTTTAGTAGTTTTTGCCTTAATGGCTCATTGTTTGTGTATTATTTTGATGAAAATAAATTGTGTTTAGACTGTTATTGTTTAGGATATGACGATGATTATGTATGTGTATGTATAACTCCATTTAATTCATTTAATACGTGTTATAAGTTCATCAGGGAACAGCATGGTTGCCTTGATAATACGTCTCAGTATTTATGCACAAAGTTGCATAATACTGTGACTTCGGTAAGGAAAAGATATATGCCGAAAAAACGCGTTCGCGATAGATTGGTATTGACTGGTGAAAATAGGCCTTTTAAGTGTAGTAAAAGGGTTTATATGCTCGAGTTAACTGACGTTTATTTACTTTGTGACATAATAAGTACTACGCGTTATGTTTATGAAACTACAGATGACAATTCGTTTATATATATTATGCGTTTTTTTGATAATTTTATCAGACTACAAATATCTAATATTGTAGAATTAGACGTAATAACGTTATCAACAGTTTATACTTATTTGATGCCATATGACATAAAGGAACATTCTGGCGATACACCTCCTATATATGATGAAACGTTAAAAGGTCTCATTGATAACATCGGTGTTCAGACGAAAATACAATTTTCCAAGCTTGTTGGATGTTTCAATGATAATTACACTGAGGAGAATATTGAGATGGTTTTGACTTTATTAGAGAAAATATTGTCTTCTTATTTAACTGTGTTCTGCGATGACAAGTTGATAAAAGTATTTTCTTTGTTAGGCTTGTTTTTTCCTGGGTCAATTAGTATTGCGATACTAGATGGTATTCAGCAAATTCTATGTTACTTTTTGGGAGAAAATTGGGCGGATATTACTGTGAAGAATTATTATGAAATGATAAAATCTAGCTTGTTGGTGGTTAATATTGCTCAAGCAAATCAATATTTAAAATCATTTATTAGTTCAGCTTGTGCTTTATTAACAGCATTGCTTAATCCCAAATTAGTTCTTATTGGTGGTAAAAACTTGCATAATCATTTGTGCAAGATGATAGAACAAATATTGGCAAAATTTGATATAATAGGCTCTGTTTTGGAAGCCGTACTTTATGTGGTAAATGCTGTATCTGTCTTCGTTGAGTCAGGGTCTTTGTCTGGTTTTTGGTCAACTAATACTATTGTTGACGCAATAGAGAACGATTTTGCTGAAGTTACAAAGTTGCATAATTCATCGATAAATGGTGATCTTAGGTTGGATCCCGATTGTTCATGTAATTCCAAGACGCAATATGAATATGAGGAACAATTGGAGTCTTTCGTTAATAATATTAAGACTGTTCGTAAAACTTTGCCACCTCAGTATTTATCAAAGGTTAGCATGTATTTACTGAAGGCGGAACAGTATCAACAGTATGCAGTAACAAGTACTTACGCACAGTCTATGCGTATGGCACCTGCGTGTTTTGTTGTGTCGGGTCGTTCTGCCGTCAATAAGAGTCTCGTATCTTCTCTTATAGCACGACAAGCATTGATATCTGTTAATTTGCCATGGACATCAAAGCATTGTTATAATTTAAATGACAAGGATAAGTTTCAGTCAGGATGGAAAAATTATTACACTTGGATAATGGTTGATGATGCTGCAAATGCAATTTATGAACCTGGAGGCTTTGATTTAAACAACTTCTTGCTTAAGAGTGTAAATAATGTTCCACATAATTTGTTGTCCGCAGCATTGGAAAGTAAGGGTATGTTCTATAATAGGACTATGGTTAATATATTAACTACCAATAATCCTGAATTGAATTTGTCATCAACAAGTAATTTTCAATCTGCCGTGAGAAGGCGCATAAATTACGTTTTTGACGTTCAAGTTAAAGAACAGTATAGAAAACCTGGTTCTGAACCAGGAACATTTCAAACCTGTGTTGATTATGATAAAGTAACTGATACTTCTATTGTCCCTGATATTTGGGAAATAACTATATATGAGTGTGAAATAGGGTCCTCATCACCTGTAGCAAATATTAAAGAGTCATTATGCTCTCCTATTAGCAAACCTACTGATTCTGACTGGAAGCAAAAAGTTGTACATGAAAAATTGACAATCCATGAGACACTTGCATTTGTTAAAAAGTTTATGGTGTCTCATGTACAAAAACAAGAAAGGATGTTGAAAGTTTATGATGAGCTGGATAAAAAAATTGTATGCAATTGCGGATTGTTGTCGTGTAAAGGCTGCAATTTTTCAAGTGATAGCATAACTAATCTTCCTATCATTGACCAGTCCCAAGTTGAAGAGCATAGTGGAACTATATTGTCTAAACTGTCAGATGACCTACGTAAGTTTAGGAATAGTGGAATTGACACACAAATAGTCAAATTGTCTATGGAGTATGCCTTTGCAGATTCATGTTTGGGTCATATTAAGGACATATTGCAAATAAGTTTTGATAACTTTGTATGTACGATATTTATGTCAGTCATACGTAACTTGTTTAGGTATATTCGTAGGGTACTGTGTAACCCGTTAGTCGTGTTGCCAACCTGTATGGAAGGTAGCAGAGTAGACTATTATATGCATGCTAATACTCAATTGTTTAAGACATTATATTCACTAGATTCTATAGCTAATACCCTAAGTCATGCTCAGCATTTGTGTAATAATGGTTGTGATAATACATCTTATAATATTATTACTCCGTTTACTGATGTATTTCTTAAGGGGATGGCTATTAGGGATCGAGTTAATAGCCTTGTTTATAATTGGTTTCATGGGTATGATAAGGAGATTTTATTGAAAATGGTATTAGATAAAATTATAAGTAGGACACAAGGATATCGTAAGTTGCAGTCAAAGACTGACTTGTTTATGAAAGATACTGTCAACCCGCTTGTATTAGCATATGTGTTTTGTAGATATATAATACCAAATTATTTTTCGCGGTTCTATAATATAGAACAATATGGAAATTTAACCGTCTCTGAGATAGCGAGTTTAGATAAGGAGCAATATAATTG